CGTGTAATAGACTGTTGACCAGCTGCTTGAGGCGTATTACTAATCTCTGCCTTAGGTATATTGTCAATATCTTTACCATCAACGCCATTCCCATTCTGGTTATTCATACCAGCCATAGGAGATTGAGCATTAGGATTAAGTATATTCTGTAATATCTGAACTTCTCTATTTCTAGCCATAACAAACTTTGTTTAATAATTGAACAATGTCGTTTATTGAGCACTTAAATACCCAGCAAGACCTCCAATAACAGCTCCTGCTGCCAAACCTACTGGACCTCCAACTGCACCAGCCGCAGCTCCTGAACCAGCAGAAGCAAGAGCACTAGAAGCGGCAGCTGCTGTACCAACTCCAGTCATAGCACCACCTACGGCACTTGCAGCTGGACTTGGAGAGTCGGGTAAAGCAGTTCCTCCGCCCATACCACCAAGTACAGCAGTACCTTTCTCATACACTCCCATTTCCCAGGTAGCATGTTTCCAGTTTAATTCCATAGTCTTAGAAGTATACTCCTGATCCATTACAAAGCTGATACGTTTAAGCTCTGTCAATGCTGTAGTAAGTATCTTCTTCATTTCTACTACAAACTGCTTATACTGCAGCATTATTTGAAATCCTTGCATCAGCATTCTATCGCGATCCTGTTTTTCAAGGCTTCTTACCTTTAAATGAGCATCAATCTCCATAGCTAAAGCTTTAGCATAAAACTCAATACCTCTTTTGTAAAGCTTATTACTGAACTTAGTTTGATACTCTCCAATCTCTCGTTCAAAATCCATCTCCAATAAAGCAAGACCAATTCCGTAAGCAGAAGATCTTTCAGCTCCAATGTTTGACATATTAGCCTTATATCGAGTCTTCATTCGTTCACGCTCTTTTTCACGTTGTCGGGCAAAAGCTCTAATAGCCTTAGTTACAACTACATCATCTACCATCGACAAGGCTTTTTCTACAGCTTTTTGCAGATTATTACCTGTCTGCGTTTGAGCATTAGAAATAAGAGTAGCCATATCAATCTGATTTAATACACCAGCTTCATCAACCTTAGATACTGCACTATCTACTGCTGTATTAAAATCTGTAGTAGAATCAAGACCATCGACTTTAGTATTAAGAGAATTATACTCATTCTCAATCTCTGTAATATCAGACGTTGGGTCAGAGTAAGATAAACTCTCTATAGGATTATTAGCAAGAGCAGTTTCCATAGCATCATGAAGAGTGGTGGTCATAACTGGAGCGGAACCACTATAGTCAAACCACTCTTTATGAATATTTTTCATGTGTGTAGGGAAGTCAACCGCACCTGCACCCCCTCCTCCAGAATAACAGACTCCGGGATTATACGTAAATTCTCTTTTAAGCCAGTAACTCATATCACACCTCCAGTTGTAAGAAAGCGAATTCGGCATCTGCTCCCTGCTGTTCAAGAAGTCTCATAATACCTAAATCATTAACATACCCAATAATAGTATTACATCCATTACCTTTCGCGTAACGCTTTAAAGCTTTAATTCCATTTGTGATTTCAGTTGGATTAACCTTACCTAGTCCGGTCAAAGAATAGATAAGTAGATTCTTACTAAGCGATATCTCATCCGTTCTTATCTGTGTAGTAGTTACATATCTCTCATTCTCGTTACTGTCATAGTATACCCAAACAGTCAACTCTTCTTTGAGTATCGCACGTAAAACATTTGACATCCTCTTACGCCTATCAGCTACAACAGGCGGTAAACTTTTTTCAATAAGTGGGGCAAACTTCTCCCACGAATCACTAACCTGCTCCGGAAGCATCTTGAGTAGCAAATATTCCTCTTGTTTGTCGGTTGTCATCTATCTGCCATTTAAGTTCAATATTATCAATGTTTAAATCTTTAAAGGTATTTATCTCAGCTTCTATCTTATGGTTTTTACCATGAATACGTGTAGCTGCATAGCCTTCGGGATTAAGCATAACCCAAGGAGACTCAACCCTACGATCATGGACAGTAGCAGTTGCACGGGCATTACCTTTCGGAACACCGTCTGTTGCAATAGCTACTCCTGTGAGAGTTTTTCTTGCAGTGATTCCAAGATCAATGCTCTGAGTCCTAAACCTCGCTTTCTTATCTCCTGTCTCAAGCGCAACTCCAGCGCGATGCTCATAAGCACCTGAGGCATGAGATACAGTTTGATAAACACGAGTAAGTTTACGACCTCTGAGAACATAAGAATTCTCCTCATCACCAATATAAAATAGTTCTTCATCAGGGTCTTTTGTTACATAAATCGTGCCGGATAACTCCTTCATATACTCACTGAAGTCCAACAACTTAAGACCCTGTCTAGAAGCTTTCCATAGCTGGCTATGATTATCTATAAACACACAACTCTCATCATCACCGCCAGCTGCTCCACGTTTCTTAATTCCAATATTCTGACTATTAATAAGTCCATAAGTAGCACCTGATGCCTGTTGAGATATAGTTAATTGAGCTACTCCATCTTCTCCGAATACGAGTACTTGGTCTGACATCTCCAATATCTCAAGCACTGCACCACTAAAAGGCATTTCCATAAAGCCAAACTGATTACTGTACAGCATCTGCTTTATATCAACCTCGTCAGGATGGATCAGTCCAAATGGAAAGTCCCGTGAATCAAAAGCACTCCATAGTACAAAATTAGTACCAAGGTTAGTATCCATAAGATCAGCAATACGTCCTGTAGGTGCAATTCGCTTAAGACGTCGAAGGAATCTATCAGTCCAAACACCATTAGTAGAACCTCCTAATATAGTTCTGTTATTATGCTTTAGCGCTGTACTAAATTGAAGAAGATCAGTATAATAAATCTCCCCATCACGCTTATAGATGCACTCATGCCTGTTAAATAGAATCCAATTCTCACCATAGTCAATACATCTGAAAGATTCGGAGAATTCACCACCGCTCCAATTATCAACTGTCATGTATTCAAGATCTACAGGCATATAGCTATCGTCCACCTTATACAAACCATCAGGTAGGACAACAAAGTTATCTTCCTCTAACTCAAACCACTGAGGGAAGGGGTACATCTCTTTCCTGTCAATAGTGCTTGGGAAATCGAAGATGTCCTGTATATCTTGATAAGGTTCTAAAGCTCTTTCATCAGGTACTAGATTATACAAATCCTCAAAAAACATAGCATCCTTAATATGCTCTCCTGGTTTGAGACCATTTACAAGAGCTTCCTGTACGGTAGTGTTGAATTCTCGCATAGTTGGTTATTATCCAGGGAGGACGTAAAACTCTACGTCACATTCCGCCAAGTTAGCTTTAGCATAGATTGTACCAGTTGGAGGAAAGATAGTAAATCCACCATTCTTAGGTAATTCTATGCAGTATTGTGAGGAAAGACCTATCTGAACACTGTTAGTGTCATCAAGATTGATAACCACAATGTATCCGGAATTAGATACGTCACCAACATTTAATGTCTCTTCTGTAGTGCCGATAGTTTGGATACCAGTGTTATAGGTTTTCTCACTCGGTTCTAATGAGAACTCCAATTCCTCTGTGTCAATCAGTTTCCTATCTTCAGGTCGAAATTCTACCCTTCCTGTAATATTAAGTCGGTTTGCCATTGTCTTAGTGTTTTATTTGTTAACAGCTAAAGCGCTAAATCGAATTTGTTCTACCCGGAAATCTCCAGGATGTTTAAGATAGACAGACAGTAAGCATTTAGAAGGAACGTCTACTACAATCTCTGCTTCATTCATACCTTCCTCGATTGGAAAAGCTGATATCTCATTAGCAGTCGCTCCTTTCTTATGAATAACAATCTCCATCTGTGGCTGAGAGATACTACCTGCATAGACAAGGATATTCCTTAACTGTAAATCAGTAGGAATAAGGTTCTCTATAAGAGGAGTACTATCAGTACAAACATCAGCACCACCAGAAAATATCGTAAGAATATTCTTCCCCACCTTAAGCTTCTCCTTTCTCTTCTTACGAGCTTTTTCTCGTTTAGTTTCCGTGTTAGTTTTCTCCATCTGTCTATCGATATTTTCTTCACCATTCATTGCCTTCTGCCCTAAAGTTCCAACTATCATTCATTTGTGTATTGCTACCCATCTGACTCTCAATCGCGTTATAGTCCAGATTACGTAAGTCTTGTTGGATAGCAACCATATGATCTCTCATTCCCTGACTATTACGATGAAAGCGTTCAATCTGATACATCGTAGCAGAAGTCAAGGTTTCCGGGTAGTTGAGTGTCCAAAAGTTTATATCATTATCATTTTCTAATGGAATAGTCATCCGCCCGTAAACCTGAGCTGCATAACTTTGATCAGGTGCAGGACATATCTTAAAATGTAGACGTTTGAAAGCTGATTGCTCATTATCTAAAAAAGCATCACGTACAACACTAGCAATAGCATAATACTTAGGACAACCAGAATTACTTCCGTCCAGTGAGAGTTTTTCTTCAATTTCCTGTTCTTGAATATGGTCTAAGGTGACCTTCCCAGAATCCGCAGAGAACTGTATGCCCTCAATAGAAAGCATGGAACGTGCCATGTAAAGAGCCTGGTTAGGCTTGAGTTTTACCGGCACCTTACCATAGCTTTTGTTATGAGTAAACATACTATCCAGCATCCGCACTCCCATGTTTATGAGTGTGTTGGCGCCAGCGTCTGCGTAGTCCTCTCCGTCTTGTTTAACAAGGTCATAACGACCTGTCATCTTAACGAAGAAGTTTCTAAATTCTGAGAGGGTCATAATCTTAGACGTATTTTAAGTTAATTAGAAGTCTTGAACGAGCCGTTCTTTTTAACCTTGTTAAGCACGTTCAAGCCGCCCTTGTTCTCAGGTTTTGCAGAATTACTTGCATTCCCGGGAGGGGCTTTGCTATTCTTACCTTTCATACGAGGTTTGGCTACACCACTTTGAGACTCCTTCTCGGACTCTGCTCGTTGGCTCGCCTTGTTAATCTTAGAATTAGCCATAATATTACACCCTTTGTTCAAATTATGCACAATGTTAAGAGTGGGAAGATCCCACCCCTAACTGTGCGATTAAAGATTATGGAATATCAACTCCAACATCTTCGAGGTATCCGAAGTGCTTTGGAAAGTGCATCTCCAAACCAGCCTCAGTCAGGAACTCTTCCTCGGCTCCGTCAATCCCGGAGTCAGAAGATTCCATGTTATCATACTCGATATCACCTTTGAAGATCGTATCCTGGATGTACCGAAAGACCAGTTTATCAGGCTCAACAATCATGATGCTGTTTCGCTTGACAGGGTCTTGAGTAAACAGAGGACTTGTCATCAAGTATAGAATACCGTGTGGTGTTATCCACTCAACGACTTGAAGACCGTAGTCAACTTGACGGGTCTCAAGGCTGATAGTACCAGTTGCTTCGGCAATATCATTCAAGCCTTGAAGTGCACCTGAACCGCAGATGCCAAGCTTTTCTGTATTACCGAAACGGTAGATTTTCTCCAGGATGCTTTTCAACCACTTGTTACCAGCAGAGACGAATGTCGTCCCACCAGGTTCTCCCGAGTCATGTACAAAGCTCTCTCGGTTCTCAGGAGCTTCTGCATCAATAAAGGGGATAATACCACGAGTAGTTGTTTCAGGTTCTCCGTTATCTCCAATGGCTTCGGACATAACAGAGTCATATACCGCTTTTTCCATCCGGGTTGCATGATTTTCAAGAGCCTCTCGACGCGCCTCTTTGCGACTTTCTACAGTACGCAAGCGAGTCTGCAACGCAGTACGTGTCATGCTCAGAGGATCACGGAAAATCTGCGTATGATTATCATGCTTGGAGGGCTTGCGGAGTTGCGACTCCGGACGAGCACCACCTTGTGGATTACTGGTACCGATTACACGGACAAAGTCAATGTTCTCCGCACCATTAGAAGCAATATCTTTAATCAGCGATACAGCAATATAGCTGTTTGAGCCATTCTTCACGACCTGCTGTACTTTACCATAACCCTTATTTGAGGCAGGGTTAGACTTGTCCAAGAACTGAACAGTCAGTCCACCTTTGTACTTACCTGCTTCCTCTTCCGAGAGTTGCAAGTAGAGGTAAGAACCTTTAGTTAGAGCAGCCGTGGTATAAGCACTGGACAGTTCAACGTCAGTGTAAATACCAGTTACGTCTGAAAACTCTTCCTTCAGTTCTTTTGTCCACCAGTGGAAATGGTAGTCAGTTGTTTTCTTACTTTTCATTTTGGACAGAATAGCAGTCAAAGGAGCAACACCGTTAGGGTACTCACGAAGAATGCCTTCTCTCCAGGATTTCGGGCGTTCGTCCTGTGCGAACTCTCCCGTTCCTTTCATTCCTAAAAAAGCCATAATATTAAATTCTTTTTAACGGTTAAAAATGATGATTAACTTACGTTGATAGAAGCAAGCAGATGCCAGCTCTCGCCGTCAGAATAAATCACGGCTTTACCACCGGAAGCATTGGAGCAGGTTAAGTCTGCCCAACTCCGAGATTCGTTTTGATCTTGAATGGTGATGTTATTCACAGAAGCATCATCCAAGATTTTGATTGCATACACCCGACCAGCAGCTTGTGCAACCGGCGGGAGCGTAACGGCAACTGCGCCAATAAAGCCAGTGACGTGAGCAACATTCTCGTTTACACCGAGTGTTGCATCCGCACTGATAGATACAAAGCGGTCTTGGACAGTTTGGGAATCCCGATGTTGTCCAACACCTTTAGTTAAGTTATCCATAGTAATCTATAGATTTAAGTTAAATTGCTAATTATTGTCCAAAGGTATCGTCCATTATCTTCTGCTGCTTAGAACGATTGTCCCCTCCGGAACTTGGTTGTTGTCGACCGCCAGCTCCCGCGAACTTAGGGTCATCATTATTGGAGTTTTGACGCTCCTGTTCCCGCTGTTTAGCTCGTTTGCTAATTTCTAAATCACGCTCAGCACGTTTTCCAACTTCATTCAGAACCTTCTCTGCACCCCAATCAGGATGCTCGTTGGAAACTTGAGCAGTCATGTTCTGGACATATCCCATCTTGTCTTTCAGTTGAGGATAGTTATTAAAGAACTGCTCCTTAGAATTATTTACACGCTGAGCACGAGTCTGAGATTTGTTCACAACTTCTGGAATATTACGTAGTACTTCTTCCTCAATCTCAGAAGCTCGCTTATCAAGTTGTTCAGTAAATTCCTGACGCGCTTGTTCCAACGCATCATCTCGAACACTCTTCATAAAATCCGAGAATCGTTCAGGACTACTTGTAATTTCTTCAAACTCTTCTTCATCAAGGTCGAGGCTCATAGCCTCATATTCATCACCTTCCGGCTCTTCACTCTCTTCCCCGTCCTCTTCTTCATTAGCAGTCTTATCATCATCTTCCTCTTCTTCACTATCGTCGTCAGAAGTTACTTCAGGCTGTTCATGTTTACCAAGAATCTTATCTAAGTCATCCGACATACCTTCTTCATCGCCGGAGTCATCGGAACTGTCAGAGGAACTTTCTCCTTCGCCACCTTCTTCCTCATCTCCGCCAGAGTCATCTTCTCCATCTCCGCCAGACTCCTCGGGAGAGTCGTACCCAAAGGTTTCTGCCATTGCACTTTGCTGTCGTTTAGAGTCAGGAGTGTCTTCAACCTCTTCGGTTTGTTCCTCCTCTTCTTCCTCTTCCTCAATAAAAAACTCTTCGTTGAATTCATCCTTGTCCATAATATTAGTTTTCCTCATCTAGTTCTAATTCACGTTGTTCGGCAGCAGATTCTGCGTGTGCACAACTCTTTAAATAAGAGGGCATATTCAGCATCTCCTTCCATGCTTTCATTTGATTCTTTAATGCTCTAAGTTCTTGTGTCGAGTCACTTTGTAGCAGTAATTCCTGTAAATACTTAGTTCGATCTTCTATTAAATTCCTCATGTCGAACCAAACAGTAGAATTCTGAAATCTATCGAACCCGTTAGGGTCGGTTCTCAGAGGAGTTTCATCTACTGTGTTCTTACGTCCTTCCGTTGTTGGCTGCTCGAGATTGTCCACTTTGTGTCACCCTGTCACTTTGGATTAAGTTTCCTTGTTGCTGTTGTCGTCTGATTTTCTCATCAGGCTGTACTTCTACTATGAAGTCATCTACATTCTTAGCTCCTAGATTTCGACCTAGGTGCTTAAAGAGTTTTATCCAGTTCAATTTCTGTGCAATCTGAGGATTACCGGAAGCTATCCGAAACAACTGTGTCCATGTCTGAGGATTTTCACTTCCAGGTATTTGACCGTTAGTAGGTTGAACATCATAATCAACTAACAAGTCAAGAGGATTAATTCTTAACCTACCATCCTGATCGGTTAAATCAGATCGGTACTTATCAGGCCAGTCACCAGTTACTTTGATATAAGATTCTTCTTTCATATATTGCTGGGTATGCTTCGCTAACATCTCCGCAAGTGGTTGCATACTCTGCATATCGATAATCTGTGCATTCTTCTGGAAGCGGCTCAATGAAGCACCGATAGCACCTCCAGCTTCCTTAGCACTAATTCGAGTAGTTCGACTCTGACCACCTGGAGAACCTTGAAGAGTATCACCAGTAGCACTGACTCGCCTCATAAGATTGCCGAGCTGATTAGCCTCGACTACATTTTGCTGAGTTACGTCCTGTACATCTAACTGCTTAAAAGCATGATCAAGCATTTGGTTGCCCCAAGCAGCTCTTCGTGTCCTAATAACCTTGCCCGGCTCAGGGTCTTTTACATCATAGTAGTTCACAATACTTGGGTCAATCAAGAACATATCGTTCAAAGACTTGCGTACGTTACGCACGTGACTCGTGTACATAAAGTTAATGAGCTTCTGTATGTCGTGGACAACACTTAGTTTACTGACAGGTGTTGCGGAATAACCATCGTAGTTAGAAGCACATACACAAACAGGCGTCATACCATGAAGATAGCTAACGGGCTGTGCGCTGATAATAACTTCGTCAGCAGCTAGTCCGAATAACCATTTCTCCGGTTTATCCTTCCGACTAAGACCCCACTCTCTCGGGATAAGATCAATATACATCCAAATTACATCAGCCTGTGCATCTACAAGATTATTCGTAGGATTGTCGGCACGTGTTTTCTGCTTCTCACCAACAACAGTGTATTGAGATCGTGCATCAATTTCTTTTAAGTACTCCACGTTGAAAAGCATAGAATCGGGGTCTGACTCTATATCCAATAGAGACATCTTTGTAGTCTCCTCTATCCATCCTTGGAACTCTCCTTTCTGAGGTTCATGGATAGGAACTGAAGGATCAGGTAAATAAAGATAAGGATTAATATTTTGAAGCTCATTGCCTTCGTAGAGTAGTACATCTTCTTCTATTACACGCTCTTCACGAGTAATCTCGAATACTCCATCAGAGCGCATCTGACCAAACTGTTTGTTACGAGCCCTTTTGCCATAATACCTACGCCATCTTGGAGCCACGGCACCGAAGCCATAGGCAGTATCATCACGGAATTGAGTATGCAGATTAAGTCCCATTGAAGCCTTCTTCACTTGATGCGAGATTATATGCGTCATGAGTCTTGCACCAACTACATCCTCGGGACCTGTCCCTTCATAAGATATGATAGGATCCTGCATAAAGGAAGACATATAGTACGTAAGGATAGTTTCCATAGTTGCATAGGATTCTGGGATTACAATATCTGCATAATCATCAGAACCTTTCTTACGTTTTTTCTTATTGTCTTCTGCCTCAGGCGGTACGTACATACGAAGTACTCGATCAATATCTCGCCAACGGTCTTTGTATCGTGACATTACGTTATGAGAAGCCTGTGCCCGATCAACTATCTTTTCCTTAATCTCATCATGAAGATTACTGTCGGGACGTAGATTTAACTCATTAGGATAGTCATACCCCTTATCTTCCGAAAAACTTGCACGACCGTCTGATCTGTTAGAAGTACTGTTGTCCTGAGTATTTCCTTTTACTGATACTGGCATAAAGTCCGTCTGTCTTTTGTTTGTACTTACAAGGTAATAAAAAATTTATAAGAATATCAAGGTGAAACTTTTTGGGAATCCACCAACTTTATCATACATTACCAGCTACCTGATAGACATCGCCACCGTCTGAGTAGACTGAGATATATTCATAGTCATTCTGAAGTGATACAGTCCCAACCCCTTCTATCGTATCACCAGTATCTGCATTAATGTTTACATTATTGGCAGATGTATCACGTTTCTTTATAGTAATAACTTGATCCCCCCAGTTAACAGAGGGAGGCAAGTTTACTTCAATAACACCATTTGTTGCATCTGCTAATACAAAATTTCTTGTCGCATTATGAGTCGGTGTATAAGGAGAATCAACTGCAACAATACTTGTATGGGCATACGGTTGAGCAGGTACATCAGGAGTAACTTGTACTGGATTGTTGTTTGAATCTCCAGCATATATCTGATAGTCTCCACTGCTACCTACCAATACAACAGCCCTGTGTTCAAGTGTTGTCGGAGGAGAACTTTCTAATACTAGTTTGAAAAAAGCCATTAGTGTCCAAAGTCTATAGTTATAATTAAGTTTTCACAATCTAAATCATATTCAGCCAGAGCCATATCTATACCCTCTGTTTGTAAAACACGTATAAGACTGATATTTTCTGCATCAACCTCACCATCTGTCTGTATAGCTTTACTCTTAGAGTCGTCATAAATAAAAGGTCCAATACCGGCTATTGTTATTGCTCTACGCGCCATAATCTTTGTTCATTATTTGCACAATGTTTGTTATATATTGCTTATAATCAGAGGCTCCTTCTCCGACCTACTGTAATTAAGTTCCTTAAATTCATCTTCAACTTTCTTCTTACTCGGAATATCATCTTGCCGTGATTGAGCATACTTCTTACCTTTTTCAAACAACTCAACAAAGTAAGCAGCTGCATCCATAATATCCCATTTCTTCGATCTTGGAAAACTCAACAGTTGCCCTTCCAAACCTCCGCAGTTCACATGGTTGTGATAAATGTCTCCTCTGCGATAGAAACCTACAAGAGATCGTACTCGTGCAGTCTTACCGTCCTCCTTACGCCCACCACGAGCATGCAACTCAATCAGTTGGACACCGGGAGCATGTTTTCGCAGCTGTGTCCGTATTGGGTATGTAGCGAACTCGTTTAGTCCCGTAACCTCGACACCAACAACATCAGGGTTCATCCTCTTAACCATACGAATCATTTCATCATATAGTTCATTTGGGTGAAACTTACCTGACACAATATCTCTGTAATAAATCTCGCCGTCAGTCACGTTTATAGAACCGCCTACCAGAGCAGAGTCTGCAGAGTGCATGTTTGCAGTCTTAGCAGGGTCAATTACAATAGCATGTGTGTACTTACCTTTGTCACTAAAGTTAGGTTTGTTCCAGTTAGACTGATTATTAGGGTTTGTGTAGTACTGAAAGTAATCCTCGATTATAGGTTTATCTTCAGTAGCAATCGGCATGTTTCGATACTCTCTGTAGAACGTACCGAGCTGACCCTGATTCCTGTACTTAGCAACTAAGTCCTTAACCTGCTCTGTTGACATAAGGTTCGGGAACTTAGTTTCGTACTGATCGTTACAGAGTTCAAGCACTACACTGTCCCATGCCGGGTCATCTATAAGGTCTTGAAGTAGGGAGTCTTCGTGCTTCAATGTATCAATGTATATGATCTCCCAGTCATCTCTACCTCTGTCTACAATATTTACTAATGGTCCAAAGAACCAGTTCTTCAATCTTTTACGCTGCTCCTCTGATCGTAGATAGTCGTCGTCCTCCAAGTCATCTATGATCACAAGATCAGGTCTATAGTTATGGTACAAAAGACCACGTACCTGCTGCTTAGCACCTTTAGGCCAGACCATTGAACGCTCTCCGCCAGCGAACTCCAATACCCACTGTTTCTTGGAGAAGTTCTGCGTCTTTTCTATCCGAAACAAAGTGTTGAGAACTTCATTGGTTTGAAACTCGTGCTTTAAGTTCTCAGCCTGAAGTTCAGCACTTCCTTGAGTAGAAGATACTGGAACCATGAAACGAGAGTCCAAGAATGCTAGCCGCTTAGCAGGTATCAATAAGTTCATGATAGACGTCTTACCTGTACCACGAGGTGCTGCAATACACTTCTGATTATTATCACTGTTATCTAACAGGTCGAATATCTTATCGTGTTCCGAATCAAAGTCACGATAGAATCTCTG